GAAGTTGTTGAAAATGAAGGGGTTAGGCCATTTTGGGCCGATTTTTGTTAGAGCCAGGTAAAATGCAAGTTGTTGAAAACAAAGGGGTTAGGGGTAGCTCACCTGGCTCTAACAGTCCGATTGTTAGAGCCAGGTAGAGGGGCGAAAATCTTTTTTGGATTTTTCTGGGGGATATGCAAATTTTGCGCAGTTGGGGGCTTTGGGAGGGGTAGCCCCCCTTAAGTTGGTGAAAATAAAGGGTTTGGCAGCGGGGGAAGGTTTGGAAAGGAGGGGATGGGGCGAAAGCGGGTATAACGCCCCTCCTGCCTCTAAACAGGCGCGCTTTGATTGCCCCGCCCCAACCTTTTCCTTATCGCCTAGGGGACTCCCAAAAACTGCGCTAGGCTTGCTAAGGCTCAGGCTAAGCTAGGCTTTGGGTATTGGTTAGGGGCTAGGGCTAGGCGAGCGACAGGCTAGGCTAGGCTAGGGTGGAGTGAGCTAGGCTAGGGGGCGGTGCGCCTTAAGCGGCGAGGCTGGCAGCATTTTTCCCTTGACAACCCTTCAAACCCCATCTATCCTAAGAGACAGGAGACACAACCATGGTATCAAAAACCCGATTCACTCTCATGAGGTTGCACTACAGCCTCCAACATCCAATCATTGCCATTAGGACTATCTGGAACTGGGGAACGCTCCCCATTCCACGCCTACTACCGCCACCACCGGACCCACGAGGCCAACCAGCTCCGGCGACTCGGTCCCACCATCTTATAATAGGAGAGATTGCACAGGTCCTCTCCCAATTGCGCCGAGCATTCTACGCGGATCTAGACCGTGTAGAGACAGCCTTTCATCAGCATGACTTTGAAGCCACTGAACTCTGGCTCGAACAAGCTGGGTTTCACCTTCAAGATTACCGCCGCTCCCTACCTAAACAATCCTAATCCTCTCCTCAAGCCCCTAGCTATCCCCTAGCTAGGGGTTTTCTTTCGCCACCCCGCGAGGCGAACAAAAGGCGAAACCACCCGCCAGCGGCGCCACTGCCGCCGCCCGCAAACCACTGAAAACAAAGTGGTCGGCCCCGGCCGGCCCTAAAATCTACCTATAGGAGAATCAAATGGCATTGACATTTAGCCGATTGGGTCAACCCCAGTCAAGTTCAGGCCGCATACCGGAAAAACCGGTAAGCGCGCCCATCGTGTTTGACGACCAAGGCAATGCATTCATCAGCCTTGGCAACCTCGCCGACCTGGAAGCTGCTACGATTCAAAGGCAGCGTAAGACAAAAAACGGCAAGGAGGGCGCACCTTACGAAGGCGTTGACCTGATTGACGTCGAGGGGGAAGTTGATAAGGTGATCGACGTTCCCAGTAACGCCATGGACGCTGCAGGTCGGCAACTCTTGGCCGCAGCTAGCGCGGATGGAGTGATTCCCAAGGACGGAGAATCCCTCCGTGCTGTGGTTCGTCTCAAGTTGCACTTGCCTATGAGCCGTGGGTGGCTCACAATCGAGCCAGTGGACGCGAAGTTCAGTATCGTGCGTCCACAGCCCCAGGCCCCGGTGGCCACCACGCCGAAGCCCACAAAGGCTCCTCCGCGGCCACCCAAGGCTCGTAAGGCTGGTAAGTAGCAAGCCTTCAATCCCTGAAAATTCTCCCTGCTAGGGCAATCCTAGCAGGGAGTTTTCTTTTCAGGAGAGAGAGAGAGAGAGAGAGAGAAACCTATGAAATTTCCTCATCCACCACAAGGGCAAGCCCCATTCTCCCGTCAATGGCGTTACCAGTTCCCGCACCAGGTCAAAGGCATTCGGCCACCGAAACGGGCGACCACGCCAAACCATCGTTCCTCACTGCCTGGTTCCGGCCCTTGGGACCGTGCTACTGAGATAGTGGTACGACCTAGCTACTTCCAGCGTCCTGAGCCCCGCCCTGAATCCCAGTCCTCGATCGATGCACGGCAAGCGGCCAAACTCCGGTCGCGTGCCGCCGCGATTCGCGCCGCGATCTTCCCCCGCCAGTAGCCCCCCCTCTGAGAATCCCTCACCTTTGCGCCATAGCAAGCCTGTGGCGCAATCCTAGCGTCTCTCAAGTGGTTTGGTGCCTGTGGCCGCTGAGGATCGCTCTGACTGCTGATCGCTGGTCAGTGGTCGCTGGTCAGTGGCGACCAGTGGTTTGTGGCCTGGTCGCTGGTCCCTGGTCGCTGGTCCCTAGTCCCTGATCAGCTAAGCAGGTCAATGGCTCAAAGCCTTAGCCTAGTCTAGGCACAAGATCTGAGTGTGCGACACTCAACAATCCTTGAGTCACCGCCACTCAACTTTACAAAAAAAGCCACATCCTGCACAAAGGATGTGTCGCAAACTAAAAGAAAGGAGAAAAGAGTCATTCAATGACCTATGAAAGCAAAGACCCAGCACTTTCTCCAGGAAATCATCATGTTCTTGGCCGTCTAGCCAAGTACATGCATGAAAACGAATTTCGCCGCATTGACCCGCTCACTGCAGCAGCAGCTCTTAACGAGAGCATTGTCTACTTGGACGCTCTTTGTGACCCAACTGAAGAACTCGGCTACGGAGTTCGCGCTGAGTTCGACCAAAGGAGAAGACACAAAATGAAAAGAGACATTGTATACCTGAGTGGAACGCGCTCTGTCACACGATGGAGCGTGACAACTCAATTGTATGACAGTACAGGTCACCCTGCCCCGAAGATTGATGGTCCAGACGACGTAGCATCAGGAGAATACCTCCAAGGAGTCACATCCTTCGATGACGATGAAGATCCGGAGGACTACTCTTACACTTACCTTGTGACTCCACATACTGTCTATCACCTCGTGTCCCGTTGGGACACAGGCAACCATGCAACCTATGAATTCCAAGAGCTCCTCCGAGCTGAAATACCTGAGGACCTTTGGAATCGCGTCATAGTAGCAAAGAGGCAACTAGCCCGGCAATGAAAATCATTGTTACGGAACATCCTGCTGTAATAGACTACATCAGGGAGCTCCTTCCCCAATTCAAGGATGCTCGTGTCCTTTCCTCTGTCTCCGCTCAAGACGCCAAGGGTGTGTCTATTGCAGGAGACATCCCGGTCTCTGTTGCCGCAGAGGCCAAGGAAGTTTTTGCCCTTTGTTTTAACGCCTCTCCTCCAAAAGGGAGAAGGCTAACTGCAACCCAGCTTCGACTCTATGGAGCCCACATAAGAAGACTCCTCACAGTCGAAGTCCCAAAAGACTAAGGAGACACAAATGCTAGCAAGAATCTACAAAACAGAAGCCCCTATCAAGACAGGGGACATTTGGATCAACAACCACCGGGAGCATTGCGAGGTACTGGCAATCCTCCGCGATGAACTAAGATTTACCAAAGCCGGTGAACCAAAACCAGTCACAATCTTTGTGGCCGCTCCACTAGCAACTAGAGTAGCCACTGCCTAGCCACAGCCCAAAAAGGAGCCACAATGACAGACAGACAACAAAAAACCCTCTTAGAACTAAGGAAATGGCTAGAAGAGAAAACCCTTCCTCGGCTTCGGGAGCTAGCTCAGCCTAAGGAATTCCAGTTGATCCTTAAGGAGGTAGGGAACATTTACGAAGAAATCTACACTACCAAGGAGGCGGCTATTCTTCATTCCCCTTGGATTATTGCACGCGGTGTAACACCGCTCTATGGCTTTAAAACCCTTGGTGATGCAGAGGAGTTCTTCGAAGAACACTTCTACATACCCGAAGTTCGGATCGTCTCCCGGAAAGAGATGCTTTATCTTCAAGGCAAAGGGCCTGATCCCTTCAAGTCTTTTCGTAACATCCCCCAAGCTGTACGTTCCCATGCCCATACTGCTCTTTGCTCTTGGGTAGGGGCTCCTAAAGAAGTTCGTTCTGTCAGGCAATTCAGAACTCTTGTTGGAAGCGCCCTTCTTACACTTTTCGAAGGTGCAAAGAGACATTATGTAGAGCTTTGCCCCAACAACGAATGGGAGTTCTTTGTTGTTTGGGACGATGGTGAAGATGACCCCCAAAAATACAAGCACCGGTACCACTGGAGAGCCACTACTTACCCAATAAAAATAGGCGAGCTTTTCGAGGTAAACAATTAAGGAGCCACACAGCAATCTTATTGTCTCGCGCCGCAAAGGCGCTCTTGACATTATCCTTGAGGTTCTTGGGAAAAAATGAGGGAGTCTTACGGTGCCTGAAATTCCTTGTAAGGACAGCAAGAAAGTAGTCATTTTGCTGACTCCAAATTGCCCTGTTCCAATGTCTACCCGAATTAACCGCAACCAGTGGTCTGCACTTAAGGATTACCCAAACGCAGTCCTTATCTTCAGGATAAGATATAAGGGCAGTTTCGAAATGTGGGAAACCGCCCTTTATGCTTATCCTACTTCAGAGCAGGCAAGCGCTTGTTTTAAAGCTGCTCTTAAAGGAAGCCCACTCCCAATTCCAGCCCGACAGGCTACCGGAAAATGGAGAAGGCTTTTCAACAAAACTCGTAAAGGAGAAGTTTCCTATGAACCCCTCGAAAAAAGACTCGAACTCGCAAAACGAGGCTCAAAAGCGTGGGATGGAAAACCTCCTACACGCGATCACCGTAGCTTTGGATAACGGTGATATCTCCGGCTGTGATCTCCATTTCAAGAAAAAAGAAAAGGAGTTTGACCTCTGGGAAATCGCCAACCTTTAGCTCTTTAGAAAGGAGATATAAATGCCATCACAACTAAAGAATTGGAAACTCCACTCCACCAAAACGACTAAAGATTGCTTCATTCAAGTATGGACCTCTAACCATCGTTACAAGGCCATAGGAACCTTGCCAGGAGGAAATTTCTCAAAACTTCCCCTTGGCACAGGTTATGAATCCCCACAAGACGCAATTGATGCTTTGAAAAACATCGATCTTCGCAACTACACAGTCTCCGAAGGCACTCTTCGCACCGAAGATCTAATTGAAGCCTTCGAAGACTTCCTCAACTCTCTCAACATTCCTTTCGAAAAGGAACCTCACGATGAGTACTACCTAGAGCACCTAGACGACCAACTCAACGAACTTGCTCCTGAAGGTTACTACTTTGGTGCTCATCCTGGAGATGGAGCTTGCCTTGGCTTCTGGCCAATCGAAAACTACGAGGAACAATGACCAAAGTCTACAAACAGGCACACAAGCCTTTTGGAAAAACGCTTATGGAGCCAATGCAATTGTTAGCCTTTGCCATAGGCATACTATACTTCTGGCTAGCCTACTGGCTAGCTACCCTCGACTAAAAGGAGACACAATGAGATACGAAGAATGGGAACATTTGCCCGAAGAAGAGAAACTTCGCCGCGCTCTAGCGGCCTGTAAACAATGTCTACAAGAAGTTGAGACGAATTTGGAGCAGGTTCTGGATGCAGCTTGCGATGATGATGCACCAAGCTGTAGCTACTATGCACGGATTGCCCTTCGTACCATTGAAAAATTTTTCAAGGTTGGGCGCAGACAGTTGCACGACCACGCTGTCTACTGGTGAAAAACCATGAAGACAACCCCTAGTTTGGCTTCTGGCCAAACAAACCCATTCAATGGGACCGTTTGCTAAGGAGGCACTAGTGAAAACACTCCCAAACTTCACTAACAAACACGTAATCGGTGAAATTCCTCTTCCCCAAGCATCTGAAGCAATAAGCGTCTACTGCAATAACGGACACTGGTACGTAACTGTAGACGTCACCAAAAGTTTGTTGAAGTCCCTAGTACAAGCCCTCATTAAGGTACTACGGGCTCACTTTGGCCATCAAGACACTGTCTACTCGAACATCATTTATCTACCAAAAAGGAGGCACAATGAGCAAACGTAAAGAATTGGACGTTTGGGTTCCTAAAGATGCCCAAGAACTCCGGGACATCTTATCCATTTTCCTCAATATAGCCCAGGATATAGATGTCAAGGGCAATAAAGCAGTATGGCTTGATGAAATCAAAAGCCGGTACAGGTCTAAGAATTACCCTTCAAACAAGGCCATGGAGGATTATGTTGAACTCTTTGAGTTCATCCGGGAAAATGACCCTAACGGCTCCTATCTTATGGTGGATTCCAAAAATGGGATCTGCACTATCTCTTGGGTTGAAGAAGGAGCCTTTGGGATTGAAGAGGGTAGCTTCGAATGAAACCCCTAAAAGGATGGGAGCCCCACTCCCTCAAGGCAATTGGTGGAATCGCTTGCTAAGGAGAAACACATGAAAATTGAGAGACCTTACCCTCACACATCAATTCACATCGAGAAGGGCATTTACAACAAAACCTTCTCTGTTTACGTCCAAGGCCAATTTCATCGCGTCGCAAAAAATCAGCTCCATGCCCAACGAATTGCGCGTAGAGCTTTCCGAGACACTGTCATTCCCAGGCTCCGGAGAACCAAATGAACGAAGAAAAACAAGCAAACTTCGCCCCTCTCCTCGCAAAACTAGGGCTGAAGACCACGCCCCAAAACATCCTTGAAAACTACTACCAGCTCAAAGAACTTCCCAAAGAAAAGGACGCCACGGAAATTTTGAAGCGCGAGCTGAAACTCCTCGGTCTAACCAGGGAAGTCACAACCTTTGATAACCCGAAGAAAGCAGCAAAAGAATACTGCCGCACAAAGGAAACCAAACCTAAAGGTCTCTACCACTTCGTCAAGTCATGAACAACGAAACCAAAACACTCCAGCGCATCTTCGTCCCCTACACCTACGTTAGGGACATGGAACTGTTCACCAACTGCAACAAACTGGGAGACACTCCTCCCGGCACAGAAATGAGAAAGATAGGAGGTACAGCCTTCCCAACCAAAAACCTAGGAAAAACCCCCAGCCAAAGAGGCTATGGCCGCTGCCCTAGCCTCTTTCAACAACTTAGGAGACGCGTATGAAAGTCAAGAAGATTGAATCTTGGGAGGACCTGGAAAAGGTCCCCTCCATCCTCATCGAAACCAAAACCGACGGCAGCCCTCGAAAGGCGTCTCTATTCCCCAACCAAGACATCTCCAAGTGGGGCACTAAGCTAATAGCACACAATTACCCCTACACTTTGCCCCCAACAGTGACCCAAAAAGAAGCCACAAAACTCTCCTCCTTCCTGACCCACAACACAAACCGAAGAATAGACTTCGTTAGGACCAAAGACTGGGAGTTTAGTTCCTCAACTTACCCTTTCTCCCTCTCCCTTGACAACCAACACTACGTCTACCAGATTTGGGACTTCGACAGGCCTCTCCCTACCGCCAACTACCGCCTCCCAAGATCTTCTCAAGCCTATTGGATGCACATGGGGACTGGCTTTGACCCAGAATTTTTCGTCTTCAACCGAAGAGGAAACCTTGTCCCGGCTTTCAAGTTCCTTCCCACCCTAGAGGAACAAGAAGCCAAAATGGCAGATTACCTCAAGAAGTACCGTGTCTACCCCGATTCTTACCAAACGGCATTCCGCAAGGCCTACGGTCCATACTGGGACGGCTTTGCAGCCGAGTTCCAAACAGATCCCTACTACTGCTTCGCCTACACTGTAGATTCCCTCCAAGCATCTTTCAAACAACTAATCAACATCTGCGATTCCCACAGCTACAAAGTCAAGCCCATCGATACCGTCAACATTCCCAATATCGACTCCTACCCCCCTCAATTCAAGGAGCTCGGCTGTGACCCCTCAATGAATGCCTACGACCAACCACAAAACCGCTGCCTTGATCCCAACATGCCAATCCGAACAGCAGGCTTTCACATTCACTTCGGCCTCAAAGAGTTCGCCCCAAAGTCAAACTCCGAAATAGCCCGACTAATCAGAATGCTCGACTACTACGTAGCTATCCCAAACATGTGCATACTCGAAGGGATAGAAACCACAAAACGCCGCAAATACTATGGCCTTCCAGGAGAGTTTCGAAGACCTCCCCATGGCATCGAGTACAGAGTCCTATCATCAGCTACCATGTACTCCCCAGTACTCGTCCACCTAGCTTTAGAAACAGGACGAGCAGTAATCGACGCCGCCCTCACAGGCAATCTCTCCCAACTAGAAAGAGAAGCCCCAGATCCCGAAAAAGTTTACCACACCCTTCTCAATTACGACTACGCCACCGCCAGAAAATGGCTCCCCGAAATCACCGGCCCCCTAGGTTACTACCTAAAATACGACCTCGCTACAACCATCAACGAACTGTTCCGCATCCGCATAAAAGACGCCTTTCCAAGGTGGTCCGCTTGCCAAGCCTGGAAACTCGATTCCTGGTCAAGCCATAGCTCATCAGACGATTGTGCAATATCCCATTGCACCAACCTCCTTCGCCGAGCAACCAACCGAAAAGCCAAAGTAGTTTCACTATAGGAGAAACCAATGATCACAGTCACTCTTTCAGAAACCCACAAGTCACACCCTGCTTACAACCTCTTATTCATGATCTACCCTCCCCTAGAAAAAAGAATCCACAAAAACGTAAACCTAGACGAGGAATGGCCCCCAGAACTGACAAGCTCCATGTTACGCCTCCCCTCAAGTGTTGTCTACCCTCTCTACCCCACTTTAGAAATCTCCTCCTTCAAAGACCTAAGCATTCGCCCTTACCCTAGATCCATAGCCAGGGCCATTCTGCCCCCTTACTCAGGATCAGGCAAACTCTACCTTCAATCGAACAGACATCCTTCCGACAAGTTTGGAGGAATCATCGCTTCTCCCCTCAGCAGAATAACAATAGCCTTTACCAATGCCCCTGGCCTCCAAAGAGATTGCGAAGTCCTGTCAAAATGGCCAGAAAGCATCAGCCCAAGGTTAGGACCTGCCTCATCAATTTCCACCATTGCCGCCAAAGTCTTCGCCAAAGTCCAACCAGACACTGAAAGGTACACACTCAACAAAGGACTTGTCGATCTCCTCCTCAGAAACGGGAAGCTCCTCCAACAAACCTTCTTCCCCTTCCTTAACCCCTCTATAAGTAGCAAATTCTGGTTGAGCGCAGTGGCTCCTTCAGGCCTTGTCTACAGAGTGGGGCGAACAAAACATTACCGCCCCATAACAATTGACAACGCAGTCACAGTCTGTGACGAAATCCTTTACCAAATCAGAAGCCTCTTCACGGCCCACAAAACAACAATCCCCCCCAACATCGCACAAGCCATTGAAGCCCTTCGAAAGGGCAAAGTCGCAAGGAGCTACATCGAATTATGAAAGTCTACGGCAACTCGAAATGGCCAACTGTACGTTGGCTACGAAACACTCTAGCCCCAATCCCCTCAGACCAAAACCTCGCTTGGGGCATAGAACGCCCCAACTGCATAGGAGGCCAACCAAAACTCTTCGGCCTCAACCAACTTTTCCTTCTCAAAGACCACGAAATCCCCGTTCCAACTTTCTACACTTCGCTGGATGAAGCAACAGACGCTCTTACTCGCGGCCACTTAATAGTAGGACGAACCAATAACCATTCACAAGGCCGCTTCATCTACTTTCCCCACAACGCTCCTAACAAATGGCTCCACGCTGACTATTGGACAGCCTGGATCAACGAAGTAACCGCTGAATGGCGAATCTTCTGTGCAGGCTCTTCCTACCTTCCAAAAGCCCGAACCTTCGCTGTCGGCAAAAAAGTCCTTTTAGAGGAAACCCCGCTGCCAAACATCCGCTCAAGGCGGTTAGGATGGGTAATTTCCTTCACTGAGAAGCCTCCCAAAGGAGTCCGGCCTCTTGCCCGAAAAGCTGTAGACGCCCTCGGTTATGACTTTGGAGCTGTAGACATTCTGCAACTCCCTTCAGGAGAGTTTGTTGTCTTGGAGGTCAACTCCGCTTTCGCCCTGAGGTCTCCTCACACAAGGCGACGCTTCCTCCAAACACTACTCCTGCAAAACCCAAGCGAAAGCCTTCAATCTCTAGGCGAAGAGACAGCCGAGTTTCTTGAAACCAGAATCAACGAGGAAAATTGAGAATGGCTAAAACCAGATCTTCCGCTCGCTGCCAATGGTGCGGTGAGTACAAATACAAGTGCACATGTCGCCATATGCCTTTCGTCTTACCCAAACACAAAAAGTTTCCCAGTGGCCCCTTCCACACAATCACTACCAAGCGGGCTATTGGGATGGAGTTTGAGCTTGCTGAATGGAACGGCCTGGAAGAAACCCTCTCCGCACACTACCGAACTCTGTCTGCAAAACTCAACCTTGCCCAGGTCTACGACAGTAGCGTAAGGCCCTCACGTCAAGAACTTGTCGTTGGCCCGATTGCCGGGGACGCTATCCTGGAGTACATTCCCCAACTTCTCACCCTCTTCAAAGCTCAAGAAGTTACCGTAAACGACACCTGCTCCCTCCACGTTCACGTAGACGCCCGAGACCTTTACGCCTGGGACATCCGCTCTTTCCTCCTTCTCTATGGCCAATGGGAAAGGGACTTCAACCGTCTCTTCCCGGTCAGAAGAATTTACAATCCCAACTCCAACCACGGAGGATACGCAAAACCTCTGTCCGAGCAAATGCGAGTAGCAATCTCTCGCCTTGAACAAGCCACTACAGCTCGTGCAATAAAGTCCCTCCTCGCATTTGGGACCTACGGAATGTTAACTTTGTCTCCCCTCAACTCCCGGTCCTTTATCCGGGCCAAAGGAACCCGATACATAGGAGCAAGGTACTACGGCTGCAACATCCATTCTTACCTCTCTCGTGGAACCATTGAGTTCCGCCAACATGAAGGAGCCATTGACGAAGAAGGTTTGCTGTGGCCCCTCTTCTGCGCCACTTACGTAGACTTGACCGCAAGAATCAAGGCCTACGACAAACTCAAAGACCTGACCCTCAAACAGTTTGTTGAAAAGTACTTCAACAAAAGCCTGGTCGATTGGTTCAACCGCCGCCAAGAGACCTTCCAAAAGGAGTGGGAACTCCATGAAACAAGAAAACGACGAGCTGGAGCTCATTAAAGACAGGACTTGCCCTCGCTGTGGCAAAGCCCGCCCAGCCTTCGACTTCTACCAAGACAAAAACAGGAAGAGCGGCTTCTTCCCTTGGTGCAAGCAATGCTTCAAAGAATGGAAAAAGGCACGAAGTGGCTTCTCGATGCGGGAAGTTCTTCTCGACCACCTCTTGTTGACACTACCGCCAAAGTACACTCATCCATCAGCAAGCCATTTCAGCAGCAGCACAAGGAACTTGGCCGATTCTCTTGTCATGCAAGGAAAGCCTGTGCGAGTAATTTCACACACCGCCAACAAAGTTTGGAATTGGAGAGAATGGAGCACCCCTCTATACAGCGACATCACACGTTTCATGATTGAAGAAAAGGAGCTTTTTGATGATGGATCTCTACCGGAAGAGTAAATCAGTAGAAATCAAAGGCTTCCCTAAGGGTTGGTACGCAACCAAAGGAATCGAGAACTTGGTTCTGGCGGTCTCCTACTTCCGCCAAGAACACGCCTTGGTGCTGTTCCAACAGAAGTTTGCTACCAACGCTAGGGAAACCAACCATGGTCGCAGAATACGTCCACAAGTCCTTGAAGACTCAGCCGCAAGACTCCTCCTGGAGAGACGGACAACCTTCCACGACCTCGTAAAATCCCGGAAGTACACCATCCTCGGTGTGTTTCCTTTCAACATTGAAAGCAACAAGGACTACTCTATCTCAAGCGAAGCCCTGTATGCTTTGTTCCAGGGCCTTCCCGAAATCGAAGGAGAATAACAAACAAATGTGTGGAATTTTCGGATTCACTGAATTCAACAAGCAAGCAGCCCTTATGGCCCCGTTCCTCGCCAATGCTATGGAAGCCCGCGGAACTGACAGCTACGGGCTGGCCTACTTCGACAAAGACGGCATCAAAATCCAGAAGGACGTAGGCAGAATAAGCTCCGCCTTCTTCACCAAGAAGCTGCTGAGCAAACCTGCAAGCAAAATCTCCCTTCATCGCTCACACTAGGGCAGCCTCCCACGGCGACGTAACAAAAGAAAACGCTCACCCCTTCCTCTTTGGTCGCAAAGAAGAGGACGGCAGTTTCGTGAAAGTCGCCGGTACTCACAACGGCGTCATCTCCAACTTCAAGGAACTCCTCACAAAGAGCAGCTTGAAGTACGAAGTGGACTCCCAAATCATCTGGGACTACCTCCTACTCAAAAAGGACGTTGGGGAAATTCGAGGCTGGGGCTCCTGCGCCGCTCTCGTAACCACCCCAAAGCCTTACATGATTTTCTTCCGCTTCAACCACGAGGCTTTGTACTTTGTCGATCTTCCAGAAGGCGGCACAGCTTACGCCTCAACCATGGAAGCATTGACCACAGCCTACGCAAAACTTAGTTCCCATCGCCAACCTCCCTTTTGGCGAACGTGGAATTTGGAAACGAGCAGCTTCCGCAATCCACACTTTTCAAGACGACGATTCTTACAAACTTCCTTACCAACGCTACTACAGAGGCCCCTACACTCCCCCAGTCAATCCCCCTATAGCTCAGCCGTTTGGCAGCGGGGTTCCCAAAACCGTAACACAGTGCATTAGGTGCCACAAACCCACAAAGAGTGACACTGATGTTCTTTGCCCTGAATGCATCGAGTTGTTAAACGGTGCTCTTCTTGCAGTCATCATGCAAGAGAACACTGAAGAAAAAGCGAAAGAGGAGAAAGCAAATGAAAGAGCTGTCTATACAGCGGGAAATTAACGCGACCATTCAAGCTATGAAGAAGACTCGGCTCCGGATTAGCCGATTGGTTGACAAGGCATTCCGGGAAGCCGACCAAGACGAAGTAAGTATCGACACTCGCCTCAGAGTCATTTCAATTCTTACCAAGGCTCTCAAAGACCTCGGATCGAACATTACTCAGTTGAAGACAGCCGCTAAAGTGGAGGCACAAGAAACCCCTGATGACACCACGCTCACCAAAATTCTTGAAGAATAGAGTTCACCCTTTATTCGGCGATCCTGTGGTTGTATCTCTAGTCAGGCCTACCGACAGGAGCAGGCTGGTAATGTTCGCGGCCCTCAAGTTTGCCGATCCTATGTTTCCGGGCTTTGGTTCTACCTGGAGACTACGATCTATCTCCATCCCAGACATCATGAACTTGTTTAACCAAATGCGGACAGAGTGGCCAAGGTCTCTTGAAGGAACTACGATCTTGGTGCAGTCAGTTGTTAATCATGAGTAGAAGACGAAGAAGAAGAAAGAGAAGGAACAGGAAAATGAATGCGGTAATTCAAAGGATGCACACATTGTTTGAGACCGGGGTAGTTGTGTCAATGCCGGGTAGTACTCCAGCGGCAAGACTAATCATGGCAGCGGCAATCAGCTTCATTGACCCGAGCTTCCCAGGTCTCAACAAGGTGTGGAAGCCCCGCCTTCTTAACCTCCACGAGATAATGTTGCTCTTCTCTCAACTGAAGAGAGACGGGCTTTCCCTTGCTCGGGAAGACTTGAAAAAGGCTTCCAAACCAATGACCAAAACAACAAAAACCCTCAAAGACACCCTCGAAAAAATACTTGACCTAACCGACGGCTTCAAGCAAGCTCAACTTCATGATGAAGTATTTGACAAGATTACGAAGGAAGTTCATCGCATTGGAGAAAAGATGATTGAGGCTGAAGCAGAGATTGAAGAAGCCCTCTCAAGACTGGACACTATCGTCCTCGATGAGTTGGACAAACTCGAAGAAGTCTAACCAAAGGAGCCAAACCAATGCTTAAGTTAGAGCGAGACCAAATTGACATTGTTGATAAGATGATTGGCTTGGTTGCGGACCTTGACATGGCCCAGTTTAAGGGCCATGAAGAGATACTCGACGAGGTTACGCAAAAAGTCCACATCCTGAAAGAAAAGATAGGGGACGCTGAAGCAGAGGTTGAAGAAGCTTTATCAGACCTACAGTCTGTTCTCATCGACATAGCAAACGAAGCTGAAGACTAGGAGCCCACTATGACCGAAACAAAAAAAGCCCTTACCGATATTCTCCAAGAAATGCTCGATCTAATCACTAAGCTTAAGCGTACTCAGTATGAGAGTCACACAGAAATGATTACCAAGATTAGTGACAAGCTCGACGAGCTTTCCGATACAATGATTGTAGCTGAAGATGACGTTAGAAGGTCCACTTCAAGTTTGGAAACCGTCATCCTTGACCTTCTAGACGAAGTTGAAAACTAAAACACTAGACGCAAAGGACGGAGGTAGAAATGCCACGAAAAGACGCCCTCGAAAAAATACTTGATCTGGCCACTGAAGTTAAGGAAGTTCAAGACGATTTGTACAGCAATATGGACTCTTGTCTTCAAGACTTGGCCGTAGCTAGGGAGAAAGTTGAAGATTTAATTATAGAACTAGAGGACCTCCTCCTAGAGCAGTGGTAGGCGAGGAAGAAACTGACTAGGAACTAACTCAATGACTGAAGCAAGCCGAACGATAAGTGTGTGTCCAGGAAGGATATCGAAAGACTTCTTGTGTGAATTTGTTGATGTAGGAGCCTGCCCCTTCCTGGTGACCGAAGACGATGGTAAAAGGTTTTGTGCCTTCTACCATCGGTACTTAGAGAGGGAGCCATTAACCAAGTACACAAGGAGGTTGCCTGAGTGTATACACCTCACTTCCAAGGAATAACTCATGACTCAGTTCATTATTGACCATTCACAATACTACCAGTTTACCGGGATATGTCCGTGGCACTGGTACGAGAACTATGTTACCAAACGTGTACGGAGACATCTCGGTCAACGAGACGACCCTCTATGCATAGGAGCTTTAGTCCATAGCGGGCTGGAAAACTTCTATGCTACCGGTGACTACGAGATAAGCGAAGAGGTCATAAAGGAGTTTGATCCAACTAAGGATGCCCTGTTTATGGCACACCTTCTACTAGACCAGTACACCAGCAACTACACTAATGACCCCGCTGCCAAACAATTCTCTGTGGAGGAGCCGGTTATCCGCCCTATTACCAAGGACTTAGCGTTGCTTGCTAAAGTCGATAGGTACTTCTATGTAGAGGAAGACGTGGAAATGCCTACGGGTTGGCAGGGCGATACGGCACTTCTCACTAAAGGATGGTGGATCAAAGAGCACAAGACAAAATCCAGTTACGTCCCAATGCCCCTTTACATGAAGGGGTGGCAGTCAAACATGCAGGCTGACTTTCAACTCCTAGCCCTCAGTCACAAGATTGGGCCTATCCAAGGATTGCTAGTGAATGTTCTTGAAAAGCCCAACATTCACAAACCAAAGCGAACCTGCAAAAATTGCAGGGTTATCCAGCCTTTCGACGCTTACACAATTACTCAGAAAGGCAAGTACAAGTGCCAATTGTGTGGGCATGAACAAGACTTTGCTCCAGTAAAAGAACCAAAGTCCGCCCCTAAGTGCAACTTCTACAGGTTCACAGTCACCAGGACCCAAGAGAGACTCCTCAACCAATCTTTGCCAGAAATCATCAAGGTAGCCGACACAATGATGACAATGATGAAGGAAGGTATTAGGAGTGTTCCACCATGGCGGCCCAACTGTTCTACGTGGAGACAATCTTGCCAGTACTTCGAACTCCACAACACCCAAGATGCTGTCATTCCGTCTTCACACCCTGAGTTCGTTACAGTTGACCCAACCGCCTACATGGGACTCTCCTAGAGAAGAGTACAACAATGACCAACAAGAAAGATGTTCTCGAACTAGCTAACAAAATCTCTTCAATATGTGACATCACCTTCAAGCTAGGAGTGAAGCCTATCGACCAAATACTCCAAGACCTATCAGACATGAAGAAGAGCCTAGAGGAGAAGCCTGGAGAACCAAGGGATGCCAAGCTAGCTCAAGCTATTGAGTACTTTGTAACTGACGTAGACTGGTCCAATGCTTGGCTCAGTGACGATCTTGCACAAATAGAAAGTGCTGTCTCAAGGCTGCGAGAAGACTTAGATGAGATATAACTATGCCTAAAACAAAGTTCTTCGACGAAAAGTACGCCCTTGGAAGAGAGGTGTTGGTTGGCCATACTGATGCTCTATCTTCTATCTTAGAGCACCTGGAAATTTATGCTGCCGGTCTAGGTGACAATACTAGACCTGTAGGTTCTTTCCTGCTGGCTGGCCCTACGGGTTGCGGCAAAACTACCTTGGCTAGAGCCGTAGCCTATGCTCTCCACTACGACAGTAAAAAGCTTCTAAGAGTCGATTGTGGAGAGTTCCAGCAAAGCCACGAAGTAGCAAAGTTACTTGGCGCACCGCCCGGCTACTTAGGCCACAGAGAATCTCCCGCTTTGCTAGGCCAAACTAGGCTTCAGCTACAAACCTCAGAGCACTCTCCAATCTCAGTTATCCTATTCGATGAGATTGAGAAGGCTGCTCCGGAGTTCCATGATTTGCTGCTGGGCATTTTGGATGCAGGCCGCCTAACCCTAGGAAACAACGAAGTAACCTCTTTTGCTTCTTCCTTGATTCTCATGACCTCGAACCAGGGCGTCAAGGACACTTCAACAAAGCTGAAATATGGATTCACTCCAACCACCCTTTCCGAAACGGCAAAGAAGTCAATAATAAAGGCTTCCATCGAAAGATTCTTCTCCCCGGAGTTTAGAAATCGCCTCGATGGTATCTTGGTAATGAATCAGTTGAGCCGAGAGGAAGTGAAGGATGTAGTGCGTCATGAGCTAGCTGCTGTGTTCGACGGAGCTCCCGTTGATGTCTCAATTGATGAGACTGTACTTGACAAAATCACCGACTTCGGGTATTCTGAAGAGTTCGGTGCCCGTCAAGTGAAGCGCATCATCGAGCAGAAACTAGTCCATCCAGTAGCTCGCATCATACTGAACGGCGTTAAGCCAAACCAAGTAGTCACCATTACAACGACACCGACAGGATTTTTGATCAAGACAACTGAACGAGAGTATGGCCAGCTTGCCGTTGGCCAAAATTCGTAACGAAAAGGAAACTACCTAAATGAGTAAGAAACTGTTTGCTGGCCTTCCAGTCCATTCAACAAGAGAAGTCTTCGGCCCGAACACCAAAGTTTGCATGATGGTGTACCAGGCTCCCAAGCGTGGCAAAACCACCTTTGCTGCGTCTCTAGACAAAGTCACAAAGAAGTACGACAATAAGCCGACACTGTTTGTATCAATGGAAGCTTCAGACGGTGGCGGTACGCTCTCCCTCAAAGACTTGGACATTGACTATGTCCAACCTAGAACAAGAAAGGAGTTGGACGGAATCATAGCAGCTCTTCAACGTGACACCTACTATGGCGGCGTAGTAATTGATTCTGCTTCGGAGTACGTAAAGCGCTTCCTACAGCCCTTTGCCCTCCAAAACACTTTCCCAGGAGCAAATTACTACCCAACCCGTCAGTACGGTGTCCCTGCCCGTAACGACTATCAGTTCATGGGAGAAGTAGGTCGCATCTTCTTCAACAGACTAATCGAGCTAACCTCAACTCCAGACTTGTCGATACGAAAGCACTTGATCGTCACCGCTTTGATCAAAGAAAAGTTTGACGAGAAAGGGAACTTGTATCGTGTGTGTCCGGATCTTCCAGGTGCAATGTCCGATTCTGCTACGGCCATGTTTCAGACTGTAGCCCAAATTGGAGTAAAGGCCCAAGCTGTTCCTGACCCAAACGATCCTACCGGGAAGAAGCGGAAGCGCGTTCACATGCACTTTCTTCGTATCAAGTCTGACGGCGTGGAAATCCTGGATGACCGCACCGGGATCTTCCCAAACAACTTCCCACTCACAGACCTTGACGGCAACCCGGTCGGGCTTGACAAGATCTTTGAGGAGTTCTGGATTCCAGCAGTGGAGAAAACGACGAAAGAACGACAAGACACTTGACAATAGCGAAACTTTGTGGTAGAGTAAATGACAGCGTTGTACAACGGAGAACAACATGGATCAACCTTCTACATTTGAACACCTTAACCTTCCTGATATCAATCCGGAGTTCGAGCCTATCGAAACCGGGATCTACAACCTTCGCATCATGAACATTGAGCGTCGCCCTTACTTCTACAAGGAAGATGACCCAAAGGTCATGGCTGGCGAAGCAATGGCCGG